AAGCCACACCATGCCCGGGAACTGGTCTGCGGCGAAAGTAGTTCGTACCGCTACAGACCCGGTTGTCTTGTCACGCTTGACGTGTCCAGCCTCATAGGTGGTTGCCGCCGCCTTGCTCGTTGCTGCCATTACCGTGCCTTCCTTGTTATGTGGCGGGTTGCCACGAGATACCAGAGAACCTAGCAAGTGGTTCTTCGCCGATGTAGGCAACCTTATCGCCGCCGAAACCCACGAACCTTCCGGGCAATACACCGTTGGCTACAACAGCGTTGCCTTGCAAGATGTTGTTGCGGTAGAAGTTCAGGGTCGTACCTTTAATCTCCAAGGTGTAGGGCACACCCGTAGCCCACTCTGGCATAGCTCGTTCCACACCAATGTATGCCATAGCACCCGCACCGCTCATGTAGAAGAACGTGTAGCTGGTTTTTCCAAGCACCACCCCGTAACACTGTTGATCTGTTGCGTTGTTCTGCAACGTCAACATCCATGTTGACCTAGTACCTATCAAAGCCCACGTCGGTAACCGTGACAGTGTTGCAGTGACCCTCATGTTGGCTGTGCTGACAGGGTTAACGGTGGTGCAGTACCTAATAAAGCCCATACCGTTGCCGCTGATCTTGGCGACAGCAGACCCGGCACCATCCGGCCCATACCCGTCCGCGTTGGCAGACAGCTTTCGCCAGTTAGCACCCAACGTTGTTGAGTTCGGTGTCTCAAACAAATCAGACGACCCGGCAGCAGAAGCAGCCTTAATCTCCTGTATCTCAGCGATAGCGTTAGCGGCAGCAGTATCCGCACTGTCGGCCTTCTGCTGGATGCCAAAGATGCCTTGGATTGCATCAACAACCGGACGGTTACTGCTAGTAGCCGGTGTGTACGAACCGTCTGGATTGCGTACAGCTGACGCATGATTCCAGATACCATCCACCAACGCCTTGATGTTCGCGGCATCAGCAGCAGCATTGGTGATAGCGGTGTTCGCATTAGCACTCGCAGTAGTGGCAGTGGCGTTAGCCGTGGTCGCAGTGCCCTTTGTAGTAAACAAATCGTTCAACCAGGCAGTCAGGTTGGCCGAACCAAACTTGGTGAACGCAGCCGTGAAGTTAGCGAGGGCCGTATCGGCGTTAGTCTTGGCGGTATTGGCTGTGGTGTTCGCAGTGTTAGCGGTGGTGTTGGCGGTATTGGCTGTCGTGTTGGCTGTAGTGGCGTTGGTGTTGGCTGTATTGGCTGTACCTTTCGTCGCAAACAGGTCATCAACCCAAGCCGTGATACTGCCCGACCCGAACTTTGTGAAAGCGGCGGTGAAGTTAGCGAGAGCAGCACTAGCATTGGTGCTGGCTGTGTTAGCCGTACTCTGAGCAGCGGTCGCCGCCGTACCCGCAGCAGTCGCCGCCGTACTCGCAGACGTAGCAGTTCCCTTGGTAGCGAACAGATCGTTGAGCCACGCCGCCATATTTGCAGACCCAAACTTGGTAAACGCGGCAGTGAAGTTGGCAAGTGCGGCATCAGCATTGGTCTTAGCGGTATTAGCGGTGGTGTTGGCTGTGTTGGCAGTGGTGTTAGCAGTACCAGCCGTCGTGTTTGCAGCGTTGGCGGTGGTGTTGGCGGTGGTCGCAGTGCCTTTGGTTGCAAACAGATCGTCAACCCACGCCGCAATGCCACCAGAACCAAACTTTGTGAAAGCAGCGGTGAAGTTAGCGAGAGCAGCATCAGCGTTTGCTTTGGCAGTGTTAGCCGTCGTGTTGGCTGTAGTGGCCGTCGTGTTAGCAGCAGTAGCGGTCGTACTGGCTGAACTAGCAACACCTTTCGTAGCGAACAGATCGTTGAGCCAAGCAGTGATGTTTGCGGAGCCAAACTTGGTGAAAGCGGCGGTGAAGTTGGCTATGGCAGCGTCGGCATTAGTCTTAGCAGCGTTGGCCGTCGTGTTCGCGGTGTTGGCTGTCGTCGCTGCGGCAGTTGCAGCGGTACTGGCCGAAGCCGCTGTGCCCTTGGTTGCAAACAGATCGTCCAACCAAGCTGTGATACTGCCAGAACCAAACTTGGTAAACGCCGCCGTGAAGTTGGCGAGAGCAGCGTTGGCGTTTGTGTTGGCTGTAGTGGCCGCAGCGTTCGCAGCGTTGGCCGTCGTGTTCGCAGTGTTCGCCGTTGTGTTGGCTGTGGTAGCCGTTGTACTAGCCGAACTAGCGACACCTTTCGTACCAAACAAGTCATCAAGCCACGCAGACACCGAACCAACACCAAACTTCGCCAACGCAGCATTGAAGTTGGCTATCGCAGCGTCCGCATTGGTCTTGGCGGTGTTAGCAGTTGCGTTAGCGGTGTTGGCCGTCGTGTTGGCGGTGGTCGCAGTCGTGCTTGCGGTAGTTGCAGTGCCCTTGGTGGTGAACAGATCGTTAAGCCAAGCGGTGATGTTGGCAGAACCGAACTTGGTGAACGCAGCCGTGAAGTTCGCCAACGCAGCATCAGCATTGGTTTTGGCTGTATTAGCCGTCGAGGTGGCTGCTGCTGCAGCCGTACCAGCGGTTGTGGCAGTACCTTTGGTTGCAAACAAGTCATCGACCCACGCCGCGATGCCACCAGAGCCAAACTTGTTGAACGCGGCAGTGAAGTTCGCCAACGCAGTGTTCGCATTGGTGTTCGCAGTGTTCGCCGTAGAGTTCGCGGCAGTCGCCGTACCCTTCGTGGCGTACAGATCGTTAATCCAATCTGCCACATTGCCAAACCCGAACTTAGTCAGTGCAGCCGTGAAGTTCGCAAGAGCCTGATCTGCGCTCGTCTTGGCGGTGTTAGCAATCGCAAGAGCGTTCTGTCCGGTACCTAAAGCGTTAGCAGCGTTAGTGATTGCGGTGTTGGCGTTCGCAAGAGCCGTCTGACCATTGGAAACCACACCAGACAGGGAGGTTTTAATACTGGCAAGGACAGCTGGGCCAGTCCCACCCAACCCCTGCCACAAAGTTTCCATGATGTTGTTACCCAAACCAAGGGCGGCGGCAGCATTGCTGATCGCAGTGTTGGCATTAGCGAACGCGATGGTCACATCACCACGCAACTTGTTCAACACCACCACTGCCTGATCGACAGTGGAACCCACAACACCCGCAACACCGTCAAGCAACTTGCTAACAACGTCGTTCAGGTCACGCAACGCCTCAACGAAAGTGGTTAACGCGGCAACAGCATCACCAACAAGCGCACCCGTACTCTGCCCACCAGAGATAACACTGACAATGCCGTTGATGAGGTCACCCAACCCGTCAACGGCGGTCTGCACCATATCGAAGAACGACTCCAACGGGTCGATGTGAACCTTGACGCTGTTACGCATCCAGGTTTCCCAATCCTGTTCGGTCATCGAAGCCCAACCAGCCAAGCCAGGATGGGTGACAGTGCCAAAGACCAATGGCAACTTGTTGTCAGGTGAAGTCACTCGCCACCCTCCAACGCATCACGAAACTCTGCCTTCTGTTGGCTGCTCAACCCTGCAACAACATCTTTGGCGGTGTACCGCTGTTGTTGAGGGCTGTCGGCAGGAACCCAAGTGCCAGGGGCGGTCATCCAGTTCGGTTCAACACCAGTCGGCGGCTCATACCGGATAGTTGGTGCCTCCACCGGACGTGCCCCACACTCCCACAACCGTTGCGACACCATACGCAGATACGGAACGGGCATCACAAGCTGCCCTCCCTGCTGATACGGCAACGCAACCAGCATCCACAGGAAGGCTTCTTCCGGGTCGTCCGGGTTGCAGTTCTCTCGTACAGGGAAAGCCATTACCAAACTCCAAGGTCGCGCAGCCCAGCTACCAACTGTTCAATCTTGCCCCACGCCCTCTGCGCTGGGTCTTGGAATATGCGCTCGTCACCGATGGTCAACTTCCACTCCGGGGGGGTTGTGTCCGTCCAGGTCAGGTCTATTTTACGGCACCTGTCCATGTGTATCTTCGGATCGCCCTTAAGTCTCAAACCCACTCTGTCGTCTAGGAAAATGTGGCCTACACCCCGGTCGCCAACCATGAACGGACGCGCATCAGCCACGTCCACCTTCCACGAGATAGTGGTTTTGGTTGACCAAGCCCCGGCACGAAGCACCATCAGTGAGGCAATGGTGTACGCCTTGTCCGCACCTTCTTGAAAATACTCAAACAGCCGCGACCAGCCCTGGTTTTGTGCCCGAACATGCAGCTTGGTCGAGTGCCAAGCCAAGATCGTGTCCTCGTAAAGCGGTTTCAGCAAAGTATCGACTGTGCCGCCAAGTGAACCTATCTGCGCGAGTGACCCGAGAATATCGAATGATGCCTGGATGGACGCAGAAATAGCCTCGTTGACTCCGGGCATACTGTGACCACCCACGTTGATCTGCACACCCTTGGCTGGGCTGTTAATCCACGAGGTTGTTTCCAGTGGCGAGTTGTCGCCTTCCTGGTACACGACATACGGTTTGATCTTGTCGGTGTACTTGTGGGCAAACTTCCAGTAGTCGCCGGGGGTGTCTGCGTCTGCAACCACCAACGCCGTTGACTCCATCAGGTCGTCGGTGAACTCTGCGGCTGTACGGATGAGCCCATCAAAGATTGTGCCTCCGTGCGACGTGCCGATGTAGACACCAGACTTGTCAACAATGTCAATCACCAGCGCACCATGACGCAACTTGGCCCCCGGCCACGGCTCAGGGTCGCCAGGAAGGTAGCGGTCGCACCGCACTGACAGTTCTGCATCCTCCAACATCATTTTCGCTGCGTCATGCCACGTCGCCCACCGGGAGATAAGCACACCCCACGTCACACCCGACCGTGCAGCATCAAGGAACGACGTTGGTTTCACCACCACCGGCCACTGCGAACAGTCCAATGTGTTGAACCACGAGTTGAGGTCAAGCGGGTCATCGGGCCAGGTGATGATTGGGTTGTGTTCACGAACTATGTTGCACAGCAGAGCCAGTTTCAGTACCCAAGTAACAGGCCCGGCAGCCACCCATGCGCGAGGCATCTGGAAGAAGGCAGGCAGCCAAGGGTTGCTCCACAGCTGGTACCACTTCAAGTGTTCATGGTCGTGCAGCCAGTCACACACCAGAACCATATCGCCGTCTGATCGCTGCTCAATGCTGTACTTGTCCAACATGCCTGACCATCGGGCACCGCAATAGTCCACGGTGATGAACACCCCGCGCCCCTCATCGCGCTTAAGCCGTCCGTCGTAGTCATGTATCCACTTGGCTGCGGGAGACTCTGCCCGGAGTTCCAGCCGTCCAGGGCCGGTGTCGTTCGATATGAACGAGAAGTCTGCCGAATACTCGTCACCAACAATGTGTTGTAGCTGCCACTCTGCGTTCCACAGCCTGATTAGTGGTTGGGTGCGCCTGATCTTGTCCTCGTTGGAGGCGTGGCTGCGGGTTGACTCCCATATCTGGTCGATGGTTGTCATGGCCGTTCCAGACCCCACGGCCTAGACCAGTGATGCGGTACTCGCAGTTGAGCGGTGGCACCACCCGTAGCCGCAGAGTAGGACACCGGAAGCTGTGTTGGCTGCGTGTACGGCGGTATCGCAAACTCTACGAACGTCCCGGCAAGCTGCCCAAGCATGTTTGTGTTGTTGTGGTCACGGAACATCAACTCTTGCTTGTCCCAATCCACTACAGCCCCACCGTTTTGGGCCGTGACGGGCACGGTGACGCTTCGTTTCATGCCGGGAGTCCGGTTACCAGGGGGGCCAGTGAACTCCCAATCAGGCAGAACCCAAGTTCCGGGTGTGAGAACGAACTTGTGATAGCTAACCCTATCGGTTGGATTCGTCACTGTGACGGTTCCGGCCCCTGTAGTCCCTGTTCCCTTGAACTCGGACACATGATCGGCACTCGCCCAGAACGGTTTACCGGCCCTCAGTTTCATAATGACGTTGCCGTGCTGATCTTTCGACGGATCGACGGGCATATCAAACTCGGGTGCCTCACTCATCAACACGATCAGGGATCGGATACCCGAATGTTCTGACTCGACTACCACTTTCGTCGGCTGATACGCAGAACCCCACCAACGATCCGGCTCGTAGTCAAACATCAACCGGAACGCAGAGTCGTTGAACTCCCAGGTTGTCGTCGTATCAACGATGTGGAAGCCCAACAGCATGTCTCGCTGCATGTACTTGGTGGCCCGGTACGTTGAACCTTCTTGGAAGGCACCCGACTTCCATGTAGATGTGACCGGGGTGTCGTAGATACCGCTCACCTGGCCGTGAGCCAACCAAACACCCTCCTGCCCCGCGTTCTCGCCGTACACATGGAACTTGGTTGTGCCCTTCTCGACCCGGATGCTCTTGATAGCGGTCATGGCCGTCCACCATATTGCATCTGGGCGAGTCTCTGTCTGTCTGTGATGATCTTGCCAACGTCATCCGGGTTGACCCCGTTGATCGAACCGATGTTCACCAGTGGTGGTGTGGCCGCTGGCTGTAGCGCATCAACGCCCATGTTGGATGCTGCCGCCAATCCTGGGTCGGGTGGAGCCTGAACACCCATCGGTGCGGACGGGTCTTGCGCCCCTTCCACCCCAGCCTCCATGTTTGTTGCCTTCTCGCCAGTGGTGACACCGACTTGCTTGTTGCCACCGGGGGCGAACGCTGTGTAGTCGTACCCAATCCACCGGGGGGCACCGAACGGCATCAACTGTTCGATCAGTGCGTCGGCACCAATCCCAGCCATTTGGAACCCATACGAGATGCCACGCTTAGCGGCAGCCATACCCATCTCAACAGCCATACCCGAGCCGGGGGCAAACGCATTGGCACCCATAGCAGCGGCACCAGCAGCCATATCAAGGGCACCGTTCGCCGCTTCTGCACCCATGTTGAGTAGCTGCGACACCATAGATGTACCCGCCACCCCTCCACCACCGGAAGCTGCTGCGGGGGTGAACCCCTCAGTGCGGTTAGACGTTGTTGTTTCTGTTGGGCCGGGGGCTTCACCGGCTTTGGTTCCATGCTCCGCAAAGTTGGGGTCAACCCCTGGACCGCCACGTTTGTTGCCTTGGGTGCGCCAATCCCAACCCGGTTCGTCCTCTAACGGCATCTCGCCGCGCATGATCGCGTTAACGTCGATGCCCTGGTCGGCAAGCATCTGCATCTGTTCCGGGTTCAGGATTAACTCGTCTTGCCCGGTTGCGTTCTTAATGAACGACAATCCTTGAGGTAGGACACCACCCGTATCGCGGGTCAGGATGTGCACATGATCCATGTGGTTCTGTGTAGGCGTACCACGATCTTCCATCTTGCTGCTCGACCCGTCAGCGTTTGTTCGGGTCTGGTTCCACATCACATATTGGGCACCGTTCTGCAACGCATACTTGGCGACAGCAGCACCCAGCATGTTGCCCATCGGCGTTCCAACAATCTCCGGTGGGATCATCACGTCAATGGCTTTACCTGACGGGTGATCTGGGTACTTGTCTACGGCACGGAACCCGCCAATGTTCTTCACCGCAGGGAACGCTTGGGCGATCTTCTCCTGCAAGTCGGCGGTTTGTGGCTGCAAACCTTTGGCACTGCGGCTGGCACCGCCCACATTGCCGTCTGCACCGGGGGCTGCGGTGTCGAAGTTGAAGCCGCCGCCCGTCAACCCTGTCCAGATGCGGCCAATAGCAGAGTTCGGGCCGAACAAACCTTCTTCTTGAAAGGCATCAACAGCCTCACGGATGCCAGTGACCATCTCGCTAAGCGAATCGTTGATACCTGCAAACACCCTGGTAGCAATGGGTTCAAGTTCTGTGGACAGGAAGTTCTTAAACCGCTGCCACTCCTGCCCAAAGTCTGCGGTTTTGTCACGAGCGTCGTTGATTGCACCCGCGCTGTTGTCAGTGCTTGTAACGAGGTTGTCTATGTCCAACTTGCCAGCCTGGATGATCGGGAAGAACTGCTCGTAAGCCTTCTTGCCGAACAGCGTTTGGGCCATTTCACGACCTCGGGCTTGGGCAGCCTCATCAGAACTGTTGGCAAGCTCGTATATTTGGTCGATCTGTGTACGAAGTGAACCAGCCGGGTCTACCTCTCCTGCAAGACCCTTCATCGCAAACTTGAAACCAGTCATGGCGGTAGCAGCATCCAGACCAGCGTCATCGAACGCAGCAAGAATCTGCACAACCTGACCGGCAGGCAACTTGAAGTCTCTTGCTTGGCTGCCAATCGCCTTCATCGAACCGATCAGCGTGTTCAACGGGATGTTGGTTCTCTGCGAAGTGGTGAACATTTCGTCGAGGGCACCCATCATGCCCTGAATGTCGTTGTCGAGCTTGAACCGCTTCATGGCCTTCATAAACTCGGTGATGTTGATGGGTTCCACACCGTTTTCTGCGGCCATGCTGTTGTAGTTGGCGATCTGTTCGGTCATCATCTCCAACCCGGCACCAGACAGCTTCAAGCCTTTGACCAGCGACGTTGAGATAGAACCAATGTCGGCTATCGGTGCGAACGAGTCTGCTCCAACCTTCTTGACACTGTTCACGATTGCGTCGAGTTCGGCACCAACTTTGCCGGTCTTGAACAAGATGCCGTCTGACACCGCATCCCACGAGTCACCAATGTCATACAACGCCTTACCAGCGACGGCAGCGGCGGCAGTAATGAGGGCAACACCACCCGCAGCGACCGCCCCGGCAGCAGCGATCTTGCCTGACATAGCCGAACCGCCCTTACCCCCAATGTCGTCTAGGGCAGAGATAGCACCGGAAGCACCACGGTTCAGCGCGGTGACAAGGGAACCCATGATGCCGCCACCAACATTGGAACCAAGACCCTCGGCACCACCCATCATGGCTTGGCTTAGACCGGCCATGGCGTTCTTGCCGGAACCCGCTACCTTGGGTCCGAAGCCCTTCTCAAACTGTGCGCCAGTCTTGGCACCAGTTTTGTCCATGTTCTTGTTGATGCCAGCAGAGAGCTTGTCGCCCATCTGCTTGCCAGCTTTGTCGGCTTCTCTGACTGACTTGTCGAGTGACGCACGGATGCCTTTTTCGGCTTCGTCGGTTTTCGCCAACACGCTGACATAGGCGGTACCTACCTCAGTTGCCATATCGTGCCGCCTTCAATCGTCGTTTGCGTTCGTCAAGCTGGTCTTGGGTCAACCCGTCGCGTTTGGTTTCTTTGGGCCTCTGCATGAACTTGGGTTTGTCGCCCTTACCGCCGCTGCGCTGCCAGTTACCGGCCTGAACTGCATGGAGAACAGCGGCAAGGAAGTCAACATCTGCTGTCCACCACCAAGACTTTGGGTACCTTGCACGAAAATATGCAGAGTCGGGTGTTGGTGGTAGGTGTTCGATGATGATACGAACCTCGGGCCATGACAGAGTGCGGCCAATGTCTAGTCGCCTCCACCCTTGCGCGAGGAAGTCCGCGAGGATTGCTTTGCCTGTGTCTCCGTCGAGGACTCGCCGGAGACCATGTATTCCCCCAGGCTAAGACTCGACTGTTCTGTCCAGGTATCCATCATGAACCGCAGTTGGCCTAACGCCAGCCCAGCCACAACTTCCTGCTGTTCGGGCGTACAAAACCTGTTGAAGTGCACGAGGATGCCAAGTCGCTGTTGACGGTGAGCCGGAAGGTCACCGTCTATCGCGTCGAGTTCAACCTGAATGGCATCTATCTCGTCCTCGCTGATGAAGTCGAACCTGGGCACCTTGACGACAACGTCGCCGGGTAGCTCAAGTTCAAGCATCATGCGTGGATCGTCCTGTGATGGAACCGCAATCTTCATGGGCTGGACGGCCTTTCATCTTGTTGTGTTGTGTTGGGACAGCCAGGAGCCGTAAGGCTCCCCGGTAGGCGGCAGGCCGTCCCAGGTTCACCGCCTACCAGGGAGGATTGCTACGGAGTGCCGCCCGTACCGGACTTGGGTGCCGCCGCCTGTGCGCTCACGGTCTGGGCGGTGCCCGTACCCCACAGCGTTTGCACACCAGCGGAGCCGTCTGCTGGCTTGTAAACGTCCACGGTCAACTCGTACATGAGCAAACCCTTGTGGGTGTAGACCAGATCGCCAACCTCGGTGACCATGCCGTCTTTGATGATGTGCCGACCGACGCGAGTGCCGTCCACGAAGTCGATGAGGAACGACTGCCGATCCAACATCAGTTCGGAATGGTTGACCGTGAGGGCTGTACCAGTCCCGGTGACGTTCGCTTTACCGAAAACGAGTTCCAGAACTTCCTTGCTGGTTTCCAGCAGAGCGAACTTGAAGGTTTCGGTGTACTTGTCCTGCGTGGTCTTAACCACGGAACCACCCCAGGCGTAGTGCTTGGTGGTGTCGCGTTGGATGCTGTTGGTGACACCGTCCTCGCCAACCCATCCGAGTTCGATCCAACCCGCACCGGGCGTAGTACCGACAGCAGCCGGGAGTGCGGTGCCGTGTGGGGCGGCGTAAATGCTTGCGCCGTCCGACGAGATAGTGGCGGCAATGATGTTTGTTGCGTCAGCCATGTTGCTTGTGCCCCTTCCAAGGCATACGGGACGGCCTGGATTGGGTTATGTGTTCAGTTGTGTATTCAGTTGTGTTGGCTGGACTTAACATTAGCGGCAATCCACAGATCAATGGTGAACTGCCACCGTTCGTAATCCAGAATGTCGGGGTGTGCGAGGTCGGCTGGGCCTGACTCGTTGCCACACCACCTGATGAACATGCTGTTGATGTGGTCAGGTAGCCCGTCAAGGCTGGTTGGGGTCACCCATGTTGACACCGAGTTGTGTAGTGCGGCCCTTGCGGTGTTGCACATCAACTCGCACGTCGCAGAGTCCCTGCCAAAGCAGTCCACGAGTAGACGAGCCACGTCGGTAGCCGGATCGTTTTGGCCTCCACCGATACGCGAAACCCTAACGAAGCGTTCGGGTCTGACATGAGCAGGGAGCTTGGTGGACACCATTGCAGCGTGACTACCATCAGGGAACCGAAAACCCGCCTCAAGGATAGTCACGGCACCCAACAAAGCGGGTTTCGGGACCAGCCACTCCTTCGCAGACAGATTCACCCAATCAACCTAACCAACGTGTCGTACTTGGCGTTACTGTTTTTGGCGTGTTGGGTGTAGGTGTAGACGCGGCCAACTATGTACCCACGTTTCCGTGGCTTACGAACCGTATGCACGGCATAGTTGTAGCCCCAACCCTCACGCAACGTGTCGTTGGCTTGATCGTGAACCTTCTTGGTGAGGGCTTCAATCTCTGCCAACACGCTCGGGCCAGTCAGAATCTCCGACAGGGCATCCTTGTCGATGCGATACCCCGACCTGCCCCTAGCCATTACGGTGTTCCGGTGCCAAGAGTGGCAATCGAATCCACCACAGGAACAAGATCGTAGTAGTAGTCATCGTCGGCAAGACAGATGGAGTACGCCTGACGACCGTAATGCCCGGACAACCGGAACGGACGCAGCCGCGCCTTCTGCGACTTTGACAACCACGGCCCAGTTGTAGTGACCTGCTCCGTGTTCAACATGACCGTTGTCACTTCACGCTGCTGGTAGTAGCCGCCAGCTTTGTAATCCGCAGTGGTGGTGGCGGGTTTCAGTAACACCGCCACCACCACATCGGCTACCACGCGGACGACCTCGCCCGGAACCGGATCGGGCCGACCACCAATGTAGGCGGCAACCAGATCGGATGCGGTTTCCAGCAGATTATCGACGTTCTCTGTAGCCGACAGGGGTCGGCCCAAAGCAACTTCGACATCGCCTAACGAGGCCAATGCCATGAGTGGCTACGCTTTGGCCGGAGCCGGAGCCGGTGCGCCGGAAGTGAACTTCACGAACGCCGCAGGATCGTTGACCAGGACGCCGTACTCGGCTTCTGCGAGGATCGCCACCAAGTTGTTCTCGAACAGCGACACCAGATTGCCGCCGATGGTGACGGTTGACTCGGTGGACACCTTGTAGGTGATACCACCAACGGCACCCCACACGATCTGCTCCCAATCACCGCCGTACCCGACGATGTTGCTGTGTGCGACGTTGTCACCGAGGAACGCAGGACGACCGATCAGGCGACCCGGCGTGACAGCGGCGGTGGTTTCGGCCAGTGGAGTCTCCACGAACAGCGGTCGCCCGTTCTTGTCGGTGGCACCCAGCAGCAGCGGCTCCGCGATACGGTCGAACGCGAATCCGGTGAGCTTCTTGCCGGTGGCGACAAGCTGGGTCAAACCAGCTACAACGTCACCGAACACGCCGCCCTTCTCGGCGGTGGCGGTACCAACGGCGACAGCCAGCGTGGTGGCATCGACGTTGTCCGTGAACGGGCTGTTGGTTCCGTGCAGGACGGCGGCATCGAACGCAACAGCGAACGCCTCCGCAATGTCGTCGCGCAGAACTTCCATGTAGCTGCCCGGATTGGCCCGGACGACCTCGGCAGACACGACGCTGATCGCCGCGATCTTGTGAGGCTTGATCGACTTGAGTGCCAGCCCGGACTCGGTGGTCGGCTTCTTGGCACCTTCCGACACCCAGGCGGCAGATGCCTTGGCGGTGGACACCGGAATCTCTTGCCCGTTGATACCCAACGGAATCTCACGTGCAAGCTGCTGCACGGTTGAACGCTTGCGGGTCTGGGCGAAGTACGCCTGAGCAATCTCCGGGCGCAGGAAACCAGCGAAGTCTGCGCTGGTCGTTGCGTCGGCTTGAGGGTGGATAGGTTGTGCGACCATGATTGGCCTTTCGTGTTTGTTCGGTTATCGGATACCGAGCTTGCGTTTCAGTGCACCTTCAAGGTCATCACTGTTCAACGCAGGGACGCTCGGGTTACGGCCTTCTTGTGGCACATACAGCCCACCGTTAGTGGGGGGCGTTCGCTCTGCTAGTCGCTCGGCTTGCTTGGTCAGGGTGTCCTCGTCCATCCCGGTGAGGAACAGGTCAACATCTTCGTCGGTGAGGCCGAAGCGTGATGCAACCTTCCACCGCAGCAGTTCTGCCAGAGCTTGGTCACGTTCCGCGACGGCTTTGGTCAGTTCGGCGGTGATGCGTTCCTCATTGGTTAGTTGAGCGGCCTTGAGAGTGTCCAGTTCCACACGGGCTGCAACATTCTCTTTGGCCTTCTTCTCCTGTTCCCGCGCCTTCTGCTTCCAGAACTCCACCGTTTCGGTCGGCTTGGTCACGTCGGGCTGCTCCGGGGTGTCCGTTACGGCTACCTCGGCTGTGCCTACTTCTTCGTCGGCCATTCTTTTCGTTCTCCCGTTTCGGGTTTGCTTGAACCCGTTTCGGGCTAAGCGGTTTCACCACGATCTGCGGTGAAGTCTAGCGGTCCTCCACCGCAACGCAATTGCAGTTGTCATGCCAACCTGCAATAGCGGCTTCTGCGGACTCCTCGGAGGCATATACGAATCCCCGGCTGCCAAGCATTGTGCAGAAGTCGCAGCAGTCCGGGGCGGCCATGACCTGCCACTTTGATCCTGTGGCTCGGGTGTTCAGGATGGTGGTGGCCCTTGCCCCGTCGAACACGGATCGTTGCAAGGAACCTGACAGTAGGGCGAGTCCTGTGACGGCGGTGCCCACGTTCAACGCCCATTCGACAGAGTTGGTGAGCCGTTCCTCGTCCAGCGGGTCGGCTGGTTCTGCGCTGTAGTCCGATTCCGGGTCGGCTTCATCGAACCATTCGGCTGCCATATCTGCGGCAAGCTGGTGGTAGGGGTCAACGATGCCGGGGTAGCCCTCCAACATGGTTTGCCGGAAGCTCTCGCTGTTCTCTGCAACGAACCACAGATCGTCTAGGTCTTTCTGTGCCTCACCGTTCAGGCGTTTCAACAGCCAACGCCGTTCAGCCGGTCGTACCCGCGCCACCCGTTGCCCTCACTGCCCGTAACGCTGTCACTGCTTGGCCGACCGTTGATCTGCGGCGGTCTGCTTTGGCGCGTTCAATGTCTGTCCGATCCCAACCCATCTTCTCCAACACCACATCGGATTCTGCCACCCACGGCAGGACAGCGACGGTCTTTGCCATAGCGTCGGCTGCGGAAGCCTTCGATGGGGTGGACGGATCACGCCACACCGCTTTCATGTTGCGCCATTCCGGGGGTAGTTCAGTCAGACCGTCACGCAGCATCAGGGCGTTTTGCATGGAACGCACCCAACCAAGGCTGAACACCCGGTTTGCGTTCTCTGCTTCGATGACAAGTTCTTCTTTTGCGGCGTAGATTGCTTCTGCGCTGCTCGGGTTGTCCTGCACGATGCCCAAACTTCCCACAGGGATAGAGGTTTCGCCGGAAAACATGGTCGCCCACATGCGTAGCTGCTCCGTGTGGGGCTGCATGGTCATCTGTGGGAACTGGCCGATCTGCGGTTGGAACGATGGGTCAGCGTCATCATCCAAGCCGGGGGGTTCAATGGCGAGGATGCGGCCAAGAATGGCTGACCAGCCACCATCTGCGAACGCATCCGATGGAAGGTTCAACGCCCAACGCTGCGGGGCGGTGTAGAACTCGGCGCTAATCTCAGCCCGAACCACCGTCCGTAGGGCTGAATCGGTAAGGGACATAACAGCCCTTGAGATGCGGGACGAGCCGAACGGTCGCATCGGTGTCGGATTGAAGATCAGCGGCTCGACAGGGACACGACCCAAGTTGTGGGGGCGTTGTTCCACTTGCCAGTTGGTGCCATACCCGTAATCGCGTTGCATGATGACCACCCGGTCAGGGAAGTACATCACCATGTAGGTGGGTTGGTTGTCTTTGTCGCGTTCCACGATGGACAGGGCTGACCGCAATGACCGCAGCCGTTCATCCCATATCCCGGTTGCGTCTAATGCCGACTTCACCAGCATCAACACAGGTGGTTCGCCCTGGCTGGTGTCACCGAGGATGGTGCAGATGAACGCACACGCATGGATCATGGCCGACGAGTGAGCCATGTTCGCTTCCATGGTCATGCGGTTGTCGGCCCACACGTCGTTAATGCCCAAGCTGTCGCCAGCATCTTGGATACCTGGGACTACGAAGCCGTCGAGGTTGCAGCGTTTCGACAAAACATCAACAGCTTTGGCAGGCCAACCCAGCACGGCATCAAAGTTGCGGAACTTTGGTGGGATCGCAATGTTCAGGTCACGCAGCGAATACTTCGCTTCGTAGTATGTGCAGCGGATTGCGTTCCTGTTGGTCTTTCGTTCCAACTGGTTTAACAGTTCCGCTAGGTGCCACTGGTCGTACTCATCCAATGCGGGAACGGTCAGCGTCATCAGAACACCTGAACCCTTCGTTGCTTCGGCGCGGTTGGGCGCGGGTTCTCTGTCGCGCCAAACAGGGCAAGCGTAGCGGCAACAATGGGGTAAATGGCGGCAGTTGGGTCACGTCTGTCCAAGCCCCAACCTCCTGCATCACGGATAGGTCTGCGTCGGGCACCAAGAATAGCGTCGGTCATCTCGTGTTGTGAAGCGTGGGTGAGGGTTCCGGTGTTAATGCGGTTCTCCAACACGCCACACGCCTGCCCCATCATGGGTGCGGTGGTCACTGT